GCCCTGGCCACCGACCCGGACAACTATGCCGCTGGCCACGTGCAGGCGCTTTCCGGTGGCACCAAGTGGTCGGCTGCGACTGGCACCCCGGTCACCGATATCCTGGCTGCGAAGGAAATCGTCCGCGCCAAGAACGGGGTTAAGCCCAACCGGCTGACGCTGTCGGCGAATGCCTACACGGCGATCAAAACCAATCAGGAGGTGCGTAGCTATCTGCCGAGCACCCAGACCGGCCCGGCCAACCTGGAGCAGCTCAAGACCATCCTCGAGGTCGATCAGATCGATGTCGGCGATGCAGTGTGGGTCGATGAGGACGATGTCGGTCAGGAGGTCTGGGGCAACAACGCGATCCTGGCTTATGTGCCGACGATCGCCGCCGGCGGCGCCGGTGTCAGCCTGGCCCAGCCGGCCTTTGGCTTCACCAACGTCATCGAGGGCCACCCGTTTGCCGAGACGCCGTATTACGAGAACTCGGAAAAGTCGTGGATCTACGGCGCCACCTTCGAGCGCAAGCCGAACATCGCCTACGACGACGCCGGCTTCCTGTTCCAGAACGTGAAATAAGGGGGTGACCATGAAAAGCCCTTACATCACCCGCGTCAAGGTCATCGCCTGGATCAACGGCGAGCGCGTCGAGATCCCGGCCGGCGAAGCGCTGCCGGAAGGCATGCACGAGCACGACATCGCGGAGCTGAAGCGCCTGCGCTCGATCGAGGATCTGACCGAGACCGCCGCTGCCGAGAAGGATGCCGACAAGGCTGCCAAGGCATCGGCTGCCGAGTTTGCCAAGGCCCGTGCTGCTGTCCAGTCCGCGGCCGAGTCGATCAAGGTCGCCGATACCAAGACGATCACCGTGCCGCCGGAAGGCGGTGATCCGGATACCTCGGGCAGCACCGGAGCGGCGGGAGGCTCTGCGGCTGCTGATCTCAAGGCGCCGGCCGCTCCCAAGCGCCAGGCCGCTGCCAAGAAGACCACCTGAAAGGATTGACCATGCAATATGAAAAACTTCATGCAACGACGATCGTGCTGGCTGCTGCTGTCCTGGCTGGCCGCTTCATCAGCTACGGCGGCGCTTACGCTTCGGCCGCTGCCGGTGGCACGGCTGATGCCCAGGGCGTCTCGGAAATGGCCGGTGAAATCGGCGATGCCATTCCGGTCATCACCGGTTATTCGGCGGTGGTGGAAGCCTCGGCCGCGATCACCGCGGGGGCATTCGTCAAGCCGGCGGCAGACGGCTCCGGCCGGGCGGTTACCGGCAGCGCAACGGATCACTGCGGCCGTGCTCTGACTGCTGCAGGCGGCGCCGGCGACATGATCGAAGTCGAGATCTACCGTCATCTGCATCCGTAAGCGACGATGATCTACGCCACGCCTACGGATCTGGTTGCGCGCTTCGGCGAAACCGAGATCGTCAACCTCACCGATGCGGAGAACATCCCGCCGTCGGTGATCAACGTCGCGCGCCTCGAGGTCAAGCTCTCCGACGCACAATCGTTCGTCGATGGCTACGTCGGCCAGGTATATCGGTTGCCGCTGACCGGCTGCGTCAAGTTCGGCACCGGCGGCACGGTTGAGCATGTGCCGCCGCCCGTGCTGACGCGCCTGACCTGCGACCTGGCCCGCTACTACCTGTACGACGATCTGGCCCCGGAAAACGAGGTATATCGCCGCTACCAGGCAGCGGTAAAGGAGCTGGAGGCAATCGCCCTGGGCAAGGCGCAACTGGCATGTCCCTGGGGCGGTTCGCCTGGGCAATCGTTGGTTGCTGATGCGCAGGCAGGCGACGACGTGCAGACCTACAGCAGCTTCCGCCGCGGCATCACTGACGACGACCTGCAGGGGTTCGCATGACCACGTGGGCCGAGTGGAACTTCTACGAGTCCGAGCTGGATATCGTCGCCAGGCTGAAGGCGGCGATCCAGTCCGGCCCCGGCGCCTGGGCACGCATCGTCGGCACGCGTGACGATCTGGATACGGTGACCGAAGACCAGCAGGTCACCCCTGGCGTGTACGTCATTTACCAGGGCTTTCAGGTGGTTGATGCGAAAGAGCAGCGGGCGACCCTGCGCCACCGCTGGGCTGTTGTGCTGTCCGTTTCGCTGGCCGGCGCCAAGGGGCGCGAGTCGTCGCCGCGCAACCAGGTTGCCGGCAAGTTCCTGCCGGCCATCCTGCAGGCGCTGCACGGCTATACGCCCCTGGGTGCAACCACTCCCCTGATCCCGATCACGCCGCCGGCGGCGCGGCCGAGCGGGCGTTTTTCGTATTACCCGCTCGCCTTCACGTCCGACACCAACTATTCAACCAAGCAAGGGCCGTCGATCGCGCCCCTGCGCCGCTAGGAGATTTTCCATGGCACAGAATGAAATTGCCTCCGGCCTGCTGTTCGCCGGCACGCTGTATTCCCAGTCGTACGATCCGAACTCCGGTCTCTGGAGCGCCTATCCGCTCGCCTTCACGTCCGACACCAACTATTCAACCAAGCAAGGGCCGTCGATCGCGCCCCTGCGCCGCTAGGAGATTTTCCATGTCACAAGACATTGCATCCGGCCTGCTGTTTGCGGGCACGCTGTATTCCCAGTCGTACGATCCGAACTCCGGTCTCTGGAGCGCCTATCAGCGCTTCGAAATCGACAAGTTTGAAATCACCACGCCGAGCGACAAGCTGCAGAAGATCAGCAAATCGCGCGAATCCTTCGGTCAGGCCAAGAACACCTATTTCGTGGCCAAGCCGACCGAGTTCGGGATTACCTTCGACGAACTGAACGGCGACATCTTCGCGGCCATGCTGTCGGGTGTGGCATCGGCCATTGATGACGCCGCAGCGACGCTGACTGCCGTTCCGGTCACGGTTGTGCCCGGCGCCTGGGTCGAGATCCCGGATGGTGAAAACCTCGATCCGGAAACGATCGTGGTCAAGGATGCCACGGGCACGACGACCTACGCCGAAGATAAGTACGAGGTGAACCCGCGCCTCGGCCTGATCTATGTGCCGGTCGGCGGCACGATCGCGGCCGGTGCCGTGCAGGTCACTGCCAACAAGCTGGCGTTCGAGGGAACCGAGATTCAGGGCGCCCAGCGCTACGCCCACATCATGCGCTACAAGCTCGATGGCTATAACTTGCTGGATCGCCGGGACATGCAGCTGTTCGCGCCGCGCGCCGTGGTTAGTTCCAATACCGCCCAGGATTGGCTGTCGGGCCAGCTGGCCAGCGTCGCCCTGACCGGCAACCTCGAAGTCACTTCTGGCTACGCCTCTCCGTTCATCCTGAAGTACTGATCGGGCGCCCTCTCAACACGCCCGCCGCGGGATCGCTGCGGGCTTTTTTACGGTAGGTCGGCATGAGCAATAAGCAAGTCACTGTTGGGCTGCGCATCGATGGCGACAGCACGGGCGCAAAAAAGGCCGCCGGCGAGACGGCAACCGCCCTGACGGCGCTGGCCGACGACGCGCAGAAGGTCAGACTGCTGGATGCCGCAGTCACCTCGGTTGAGCGCTTCGAGGCCGCTGTGGTGCAGTCGCAGGCGAAAGTTCGCAGCCTGCGCGAGACACTGAGCGAGGCCTACGCCAGCGGCGCTGATGCCCCGATGATCCGCAAGCTGGAAAAGGATCTGGTCGCCGTCGAGCGCCAGGCCGCCCGCGCTGACGGTGCGCTGCTGCAGGCGCAGAGCACAGTTGTCGGGCTGAACCTGCGCTTTGCCGATGCCGGCATCTCGGCGGCGAACCTGTCCGCAAAAAAGGCAGAATTGGTCACGCGCAGCGCCCAGGTCTCGAAAGCGGCGCAGGAAGAGGCTGAGTACCAGGCCTATCTGGCCGATGAAACCCAGCGTGCCGCAAAAGCGGCTGCTCAACTGGCGGCCGATCAGCGCTTCGAGTCAATTCGACAGGCCGGCATCGAATACCAGAAGGCCGCAGAGTACGCGGGCTGGTGGGCCGATGCGATGGACAGGGATGAACAGGCGCTGTCCGATCTGAACGCCGCGAACGATCTCGACAAGCAGCGCCAAGCCAACGTGCAGACCCAGAAGGCTGCCGAGTACGCGGACTGGTGGGCAAAAGAGCTGGCGCAGGTAGACCGGGCCGCACAGGTCGCTCGCGCATCAACGACAACCCTGAATCGGGCCTTCGCAGCGCTGAACATCCGCTCTGCCGCGCAGATCGACGCCGAGATACTGGAGATCAACCAGGCGCTGGCGGATCTGGCAAAGCGCGCGGATCTGACCGGGGATGAATTCGACCGGGCGTTTGCGCAAGCACAGCAGCGCCTGGCCGCGCTCAAGCGTGAAGCCGCTGGCGGCGGTGAGGCGCTCGACGACGTCGGCAAGCGCGCAAACAACGCTGCCGGCCTGCTGTCTCGGATGGGGCTGGCATTCGGCGGCCTGGAGCTGGCCCGTCAGTTCGTGACGGTCAATGCCGAGCTGGAGAACATCGAGCGCAGCTTTGTTGCAGTGACGGGATCGGTCGAACAGGCTGCCGCCGAGATGACATACGCTCGGAATGTCGCGGTCGAGCTGGGAATTGAACAACTCGGCGCGGCCCGGTCATACGCCAGCCTGATGGCGGCCACTAAAGGGTCAGCGGCCGAGGGCGAGAAGTCGCGCCAGGTGTTCGAAGCGGTTACCCGGGCGATGTCGCTGGCCGGCAAGACCTCGGCAGAAACCGAGGGCGCGCTGCTGGCTTTGCAGCAGATGGCCAGCAAGGGTGTCGTGAGCATGGAAGAGTTGCGTCAGCAGCTCGGCGAACGCTTGCCCGGGGCGCTGAATGCCACGGCGGACGGCCTGGGTATCACGACGGCACAGTTGATCAAGCTGGTCGAAACCGGCCAGCTGACCGCTGAAGAGATTTTCCCGGCGCTGGCTGCTGGCCTGAACAAGCTCTACAAGGATTCGTCGGCCGAGACGCTGACGCAGGAGTGGACCCACTTCAAAACCGCCGTGCAGGATGCTTATACGACCATCGGCGATGCCGGCGCCGTCGATCTGCTGAAGGGTGCGCTGGAGTCGATGGAGGCCGTTGTGTTCGGTGTGTCGACCGGCATCGTGGCGCTGGGCAAGAACATCGGCGTGCTGATGGGCGCGCTGGCCGAAGGCGACATCGGCTTAAATGGTTTTTCCGAGGATGCAAAGCAGGCGTTTGCCGAGATCGAACAGGAAGTGCGGGAACGTACCGTGCGAATCGCGCAGCACAACCGCCTTGTTGCGGCAGGCCTGGATGATGCCGGCAAGACGATGCTGGCGCAGGCAAAAGAGCGTGCTACTGCCGTCGATGTTGAGGTGCAGAAATTCGCTCAGCTGAAAGCAGCCTATGCTGATGTCGGCGATGCTGCGGCGGCTGCAACCAAACTGGCGGTTAAGAATGCAGAGGCGGTCAAAGAAGAAGGCGCTGCGGCAATCGAAGCCGCTGAAGCGCTGGGTAGCGAAGCGGATCAGCGCAGGGCTCGCGCTGAAGCAGCCAAGGCGGATGCTCAGGCGCTGAGCGAGGTCGCTGAGCGCCGCCGCGAAGAGGCTGCCGCCGCAGCCGAACACGTTCTTCGGCTGCGCGAGGAAGCGGAGGCCGCCGGCGGCGCGACAGCTCAACAGCAGCAAGTGATCGACGGTCTGGCTCGGCTTGCCGAGGCGCGAACTGCCGAAGCGGCCGCAGCAACCGCCCAGGCTGAGAAATCAGCGATGGCCGCGGTGCGCGCAAAGGTTGAGGCGGCATCCTATGAAAGCGCCCGGGGCGAGCTGTCGAAATGGAGCGCGACAAAAGAGGCCCAGTTCGCGGTCGACGCGGCTGGCATCCGGCTGGCGATCGAGCAACAGCGGACGATTGCCGCCGTTGCAAAAGAGAAGGGTCACGAGCGAGAGGCTACTGAAGCGCTCATCGAAATCAAGCGTCTGGAAATCAAGCTTGCGGAATTGACAGCCAAGGCCAAGTCCGCCGAGGCAGAAGCAATGATGGCGAGCGTCAAGGCACAGCGTGAAGCGCTGGCTGCTGCCGGTGGCTTGACCGCAGCGAAAGAAGCCGAGCTGAAGGCATCCGAGGCCGGCGCCCAAGTCAAAAAACTCGAAGCTGAAATCGCGACCGAAACGGCAAAGCGCATGCGCGCACTGGCCGAGGCGACTGACTTCGGCCGCACCTCGGCACAGAAGGCAGCCAAGGATTACGACAAGCTGGCCAAGTCGCTGGACGGCGTTGCCGCCGCCGCAGCAAACGCCGAAGAGGAGCAACGAAAAGAGGCTGAGAGAAGAAAAGGCGAAACTCGCGCGGCGGGTGTCGTATTCGATGCGAAACAAGCTGTGCTGGCTGCGGGCGTCAAACAAGATCAGCTAGACGAAGTGACCCGGCGACTTGAATTCCTCATTGCCCAGCAGCAGGCCGGCGGCACCGGGAAAAAGATCGTAGGCAGGCACGTTGTAGACCCAGATTACAGCGGGCTCGTGCGTCAGGCGATATCGGATGTGTCCGGTGTACAGCAGCGCGATGCAGACCAACAGCAGCGCGCAGAAATCGGTGATCGCCGCGCTGCGTTGCAGATTCCAGTTTCGCAATTCCGCGTCGATCTCTCGCTGAATGGCGGTAAGACCACGCCAGTCAATGTTTCGTCCAGGGATGACGTGATGGCGATCAATGGGTTCATGCGTGAACTCGAAGACGCCGCGAAGAGGTCATTCTCATGATCATCTTGACTGCCAACGGTACGGCCATCGAGCTGGACGACGACCTGTACTGGTCCGACGAGTACACCTGGTCCCCGATCCAACAGTCGATCGACTGGGCCGCTGATGGTGCGCTGATGATCGACGAGTTCGAAAAGCAGGCCGGGCGGCCGATCACGCTGCAGCCACCGGCGCCGGATGCGGCGTGGCTCCCTGGGGTTGTGCTGCGTCAACTCCAGGCGCTGGCAGCGCTGCCCGAACTGGAAATGTCGCTGACCGTGCGGTCGACGACGTTCGCCGTGATGTTCCGCCGCAACGACGGGCCGGCGATCGAGGCCGAGCCGGTCGAGTTCCAAAGCGATCCCGAGCCCGGCGACATCGGCGATCAATACCTTGTAACCCTGCGTTTTATCGAGATCTGACCATGGCCATCCTTGTAAGCGACCTGAAAATCCTGGAATCCGAGCGGATGTCGGACACGACCGACGGCGGTGGGCGACGCACATCCCGCGAAATCGTCGATGGATTGCCCGGCAGCATCTTCCCGAAGCTATCCCGCGCCGACGTCACGAAGGGCCGCGTGAATTTGCGGAAGGTGTTCCCTGCGGTCAAAACCGCGAATCTGGACACCTACGGCGGCGCGCACTTGATCATCACCAAGCCACCGATGAATCAAAAGGTACATGTCACGCTGTTTTCGACGGCGAGCGAGACTGACACGCGCTCAGCGGCGCGCGATCGCATCGAGTCTTATGTCGCCTCCGGCCCGGAAAGCCGAATGATTCTGATCGGCCGGCAGCTTGCCGGGCAACAGTCGATTGTCGCGTACCAGCGCGTCGAAACGGCGCTTCCGGAAATCGGCGAGGTGTTTTGCTTGTCCACCGAGGTGGCCGGAGTTGTCACGGCGCAGCAGTACTTCCGGGTTCAATCGATCATTCACGACATCCAGACGTTTACTGAGACGCTCGGCGGCACTGTTGTCGATTTCCAGCGCCGCGTCATCACGCTCGGCACCGGCGCGCCGCTGCGGTACGAATTTACGGGCCCCGAATCACCGACACAGCTATCGAACGTGACGCGGCCGACGAAGATCCGCACGACTCAGTTTGTTGATGCGGCGCGCTATTACGGTATTCGCCCAC